GACTCAATCTGAGTAGCATGATATTCATGACCAGCAGTATGCAACAACACATAGATGTTCTGCAGTGTAGGCTCACCACCGGTAAGAATGAATACAATCTCACGGTCTTTGTGATCACGACCTCGACCACCCTGAGCCCATTCAGGCACATTGCCATCAAAGTACTTCTCAATCTCTTCTGCAGCCTTGTCAAGAATCTGATCTGGAGTCATCCAGTCACCATCTTCAAAGAATGCATCACACCAAGAGCAACCTAGGTTGCACTTGGCTAGACGAACAAACAATGCAGGCTTACCTCGATAAGGTCCTTCACCTTGCATAGTAAAGAAGATGCTTGTAACAAACAGCAGGTTTTCTGCACCTTTACCTTTAAAGTATTCTTTACCTACTTTTTCGTTTAATCCAAACATTATTCTTCTACTTTCTTCAAGATAAATCCTGCACCTTCTTGTTCCCAAGCCAATACATCGCCTGGCTTGAGTTGTAGATGATCCATCAAGACATCAGGAATCTCGAAGCCAAGCTCGCCATCAATCTCGATGATAGGGACAATCCACTTGTCCTTGCCATCTGCTTCCAATACCTGAATCTGCTTTTCAGTCAATTCCATTAAATAAGTTCCTCATTCCATTCACGATGTCCTTCACGGAACGCCATGTTCGATTGTGTCTCACGAACTTCTACACGATAGCACCACAGACGCTCTGCTTCTGCAGGACCCCACATATCTGGAATGTAGACTCCGTTCACATAGCAGTATAGCATATCTGCCAGACTTTCACAACCCAGCTTAGGCAGAACAGTCAGCTTAGCAATACCGCGCTTCTGCATCTCAAGATACAGATCAAAGTGAGGATCATCCTCAGCAACCAATAGAGTGTGGTCAAATTGATCTTCGAGAATCTTCTTCAGTTCTTTAAGACCACCATAGTCAGCAGCCCAATTACGAACATCTAGATCGTTTGTTCCAAAATAAAACTTCATGCTGAATGCATAGCCATGAATCGTATTGCAGTGAGAATCTGCTCGGAATTGTCTATACGCACACGGAAATGCATCGTGGTATTCCTTTGTGCTCGTGTACTTATACACTACCTGTTGCATCGATATCCTCCAATTTCTTAATTCCTAGTGACCAATTCTCTGCAGCTTCATGCACATAGTGCATGCTATGCTCAGAGAATTCCTCAGTATAGAACCATTTTCCAGTATTGTCAAAGTATTTTATATAACCACGTTCTTCTTTATAATCAAAGTGTACTTCACAGTATCCAGTGTTATCGGTAGTTTTATACGTAGCTAATTTTTTACCCATTGTGGACATACTCCTCTGCCATAGGGAATAACTCTGTAATAGCCTTTGCAATCACACGAGCCAACTCCATGTGTTCTTTTTGCGTTCCATTACCAGATCTCAACTCAATGTAGTGAATCCATGAACGAATTGTTCCAGCCATAAAGACTCGACTCTTGGTCAGACCTTCTGGCAGAATTGCTCGTGCTTGTTCTTTTGCAAGACCACGCTCAAGTGCTTCATTATATACTCGCTGAGCATGCTCAATAATAAAGATCTGCTGAGCTTCCCACCATGCCTTCAATGCGGTGTCATTGGTCTCAATAGAGTTTTGACGATCTTTCTTATCCTGCAGACGAGCTTCGCGAAGAACAAATGCATCACCCATATCTTCTGGATTAGCATAGCGCTGAGAGAACTCTTGGAATGAGAACGAGCGGTGGCGAATAATCTGGTGAGCAATGTCACGAGTTGTATCCATACCAACAGTAATTGAAGCCATTTCGAGAGGTGACCAGTGTTGCCACTCAATCAATCGACGAATCAGTCGCTCACCAGTCTCTTTATTGAATTGGTTGGCTGGATTGGATACACGAGCACAATATGCTAGCAATTCTGTTACATTACTAAATTCATCTTCAAACCCAGCTGCAGGAACTGGCTGAACAACTAGCCAAGCCTTAGGCTCACTGTACTTCCAACGACTCATACTTCTGCCTCCTTCATTTGGAACCCACCGCCTTGACGACGCTTAACCCAGTCACGACCAATCATCTTGATCTTCACGAAAGGCTTATTGGTTTCAGCCTTGTTGGGGTTTGCAATAGTAAAGTACACATTTTTACCTTTGCTCAAAGCATCCATCTTATACAGCATACGATCAGCAGAAGTATGCATGTTAGCAGTCTTCATAGAACTACGACGCTCACCCTTTGATACGTATGTTTTTCCACTTGCTTTTTTGCCTTTAGCCATTATGTATTACTCCATTTTAAAATCTTTGAATCGTTCATTTGTGTTTGACTTGTCGAATGCTGGTCGGTCATCAACCACACCTTCCTCCGCATTGTCAGCATCATACAGCTTCATTCTTGAGCGGTCAATGCTTACAACAAATCGTTTATGTTTATTTGGATCATTATATCTGTTTTTCAGCTGCTTGACCATGATCTGACCTAGAGCTTCTAATTCTTCAGAACTAACCAAAGCAAACATTAGGTCTGCTGTTGCGGGTAGTCCAAAAGACTCGGACGTATCTTCAAGCCCAGGATCCGAGCTAGAATAACCACTACGTGTCGTCTGCGTTGCAGAGACAATCGGAACGTCAAATTCAACGGCAAGACCTCGCAACTCCTCTGCAATCGCTTTGATGTATGTATAAGAGTTGATTGATCCTCCCATACCTTTCATACGCGAAGAAGAACAAATGTTAAGATAATCGATAAAGATAATCTCGGGGACAAAGTTACGTTTGAGTTTTAGCTCATTCAACAATGCACGGAAGTGACCAGTGTGAGCAGAACCAGTAGGATACTCTTTGATAATCAGCTTACCATTTGTCTTCGATGCAAGATTTTGAACCTTGCTGGTCAACATAGGCTTAGAGATATTCTGTAGCTGATCTAACGGAACGTTAAGCAAGTTAGCATCTATACGTTCTGCAATGCGCTCTTCTGCCATTTCCATTGTGATGTAGAGAACATTACGTCCTAAGACAAGAGCATTAGCAGCAACGTGGCACATAAACAAAGACTTACCCACACCAGTCCCTGCGAGCGCAATGTTGAGCGTCTTATTAGGTAGTCCTCCTTTGGTGATAAGGTTGAAGTATTCGAGATCGAAGGGGATTCTTTCCTCTTGCTCATGATAGAAATCATATCGTTGTTCGACGTTCTCGATGTAGTCGTGCCCAATGTTTGTATCGAACGAGACAGCGAGCGCTTTTTGAAGTAGATCTGGGAGAGCATTTTTCGTCAGACTCCTGTGTTTGCCATCAATAATAGAGATGGACTCCATGATTGCATTGTGAATAGCTCGATCCTGACACCACTTCTCAGTAGTATCCTCTAACCACTTATCATCTACCTTTTCATTTTCAAAAAGATTAGGCAGAATTTCCATAGCATGAGCATATTGCTCATCATTATACTTATCACTAGCATCAATCTCAATCTTCAGAGATTCAACTGTAGGCAGTTTGTTGTACTTTCCTACGTGCTTACCAATCGTGCCAAACAGCTGACGATACACCCCTTGAAAGTAGTCGGGATTAATAAAAGGAAGAACCTTACGCATGTAAGGTTCATTAGTTAGAATGTTTTTAATAATAGTCTGTTCAATATTATACTGCACTTTTTACTCCGATTGTTCTTTTGATATATTTTCCAACACATCAAAAAGAATGTCTCCTGCTATTTTTTGGAATTCTGGATCATCAGTGGAAACATCAGGATCGGGTGTGTATATAATTTCCACGCTAAAAGTAAGCTCTTCACGTTCTGGGTTAATCTTTAGAGCCTCGAATGCAAATACAGTTTCTATATATTCACCTGTCAGAATACGGACATTCCAGTTTTCTTCCTCGTTAGGAATTAGCTCATAATCTTTATTCTCAATCATTAGCATCCTCCACAATATCATCCATAGAGACTAACGACTGATACCCAATACTATACTGCTTCTTCAAGAAATCTTTAAAATCTGTTTCAGCAAAGATCGGATCCCAGAAGGACTTATTGAGTGTGTCATCATACCTAACCTTCTGTCCAATCTCACCAGTTTCTCGATCAACAGTAGCATACCAGCCATTGGAAGGCTTAGTAACATAATTGCCAGCAAGAGCCACATCGAGCAGACCAGAGTACTTACGGACACCACCATCCCAAGAGACAGTAATAGGAATCTTTGACTTTTCTTTAACATAACGAGACTTCTCTACGTTGATTACAAAATGATAACCAGTGATCTCTGTCCCTTTTTTATCTTGCTGACGGCCAAGGATCCAGATGTTATCTGCAGAGTAGTAAATACCGGTGCCACCACCGACGATGTCTTTTGGAAACAGGCCAATCTCTTTATACGTGTGGTTGACAGCAATCAAGGGAATGTTTTTCATGGTCAGGTATGGAGTTGCCATACGGAACAGACCTTTAAGTGCTTTTGCACGAGACATATCAGCAACCGACTTCTCGCTAAGAGTGTCTTCAAGCTCTTTCTTAGACGCAAGGTTACCAATAGAGTCAATAACAATGACAACCTTATCACCACGCTCAATGGCTTCAAGCTGAGAGATCATATCAAACTTCAGTTCTTCCACGTTAGCGATTGGCGTGTGAAGAATACGGCTGGTATCAATACCAAATTGTTCAAAATATGATTGAGGGGAACCAAACTCACTGTCATAGAACAGCATAATTGCATCTGGATGAGCTTTAAGATAAGCACCTGCCATAAGCAGAGCAAAACTGGTCTTGAAGTGCTTGGATGGACCTGCGAGCACAGTTAGACCTGGTGCAATACCTCCATCAACACTACCAGACAGTGCCACGTTAATCATGGGCACATCAGTGGGCGTCATATCTTTTTCTGTAAAGAATTTAGAATCCGCAAGAACCTCAGTAGATTTGATCTTGCTATTCTTTTTCAGTTTATCCATAATACTCATTTTGAGTCTCCGTATTTGACATTCTGTTCTTTCTCTCGATCATCCAAATCATATTGGGATCTATAATCA